TGGCGGATGATCGACATCGAAGACCGCATGGCCATCGGCGCGGATATCCCCGCCGCCGATGCCGAGTTCTGGGGCCGGATGCAGACCCACCCGGTCTATCTCGCGCAGCGCGATCTCTACGATCGGCATGGCGCGCAGGCCATCGGATGACAAAGCCGCCGGCGGCCCATGGCCCCAAGGTGGCAGATTGAGACGAGGAGTGAGCATGTTGGACGGAACAGAAAAAAACGGGATGGTGAAAAACGTCGCACCGCTGCGGAATGTGATGCTGCTGGGTGCGCTGATCCGCAAAGTGACATTGCGGGACGAGGGCATGCCGGGGATGGCCTGCTTTCACGGGTTTTCGGGCTACGGCAAGACGCAGGCGGCACTTTACAACACGCAGGCCACCAAGGCCTGCTGGGTCGAGGTGAAGTCGGTCTGGACCCGCAAGACGCTGTGCGAGAAGATCTGCCTGAACCTGGGCATCCCCACCGGCCGCACGGTCGCGGACAGTGTCGAGAAGATCGGGCAGGAGCTGGGGGAGAGCGGTCGCCCGCTCCTGCTGGACGAGGCGCATATCCTCTGCACCGACGGCATGATGAAGCTGGTCCATGACCTCTATGAGAGCGCGCATGGATCATCCATCATCCTGATCGGTGAGGAAATGCTGCCCCAATCGCTGCGGCGCTGGGAGCGGGTCCATAACCGGATGCTGGATTGGGTGGCGGCCCAGCCCGCCGATCTGCGCGAAGTGGGCATCTTGGCCAGCCTGAAATGCCGCGATCTGACGATCAGCGAAGACGTGCTGCAGAAGGTGCTGGTGGAATCGCAGGCGGTTGCGCGGCGCATCGTGTCGAACCTGAACCAGATCAAGGATTACGCCCGCACTGAAGGCAAGGCCGTGATCGACGCGGGTGATATCCCGCATATCCGCTGGATGACCGGACAGGCGCCCTCGGCCCGGAGGATCATGTGATGGCCACCGCGAAAAAGGCGGGCCGTCGCCCGGCTGACCAGGGCGGGGATGGCCGTCAGGATATGTGGGCGGCCCTGCGCGCGACCCCTGAAACGATCACTGTCTCGGCCATCGCCAATCAGACCGGCATCCACCGCTCCACTGTGCTGCGCTATCTGCAGGCCCTGACGGCGGGCGGCTATCTGGATGCCTGCCCCGCTGCTGTCGGGCAGGCTGGATCGTGGCGGCTGGTCAGGAATGTCGGCCATCATGCCCCGCGAGTGCGTCGGGATGGCAGCCCGGTCACCCAGGGCGAGGTGACCGGCCAACTTTGGTTGGCCATGGTCGGCCTGAAGGATTTCGACTGCCATGACCTGATCCAGAATGCCTCGATCGAGATCCCGGAGGCCACGGCGAAGGACTATTGCAAGCGCCTGCTGGCCGCTGGCTATCTGCGGGTGCTGGTCAAGGCCGATCCCCATCTGTCGCGTGTGGCCCGGTATCGCCTGATCCGCTCGTCCGGCCCCAAGGCGCCGCAGGTGCAGCGGGTGCGGCAGATCTACGATCCGAACACCGGCGCGGTCTATGCTCTGGAGGGCGGGCTGTGATGGTGTCCACTCCTCTCGATATCGCCCGCGCTGCATGGGGCGAGGCGCTGCCTGACTGGGTCGCCCTGCTGGCCGAAGAATGCGGCAAGACCAGCCAGAACAAGGTTGCCAAGCGTATGAACCGTTCTGCGGCCATGGTTTCGACCGTCCTGCGCAACAAATACCCCGGCGACATGCAGGCGGTTGAAGAGGTTGTGCGCGGTGTGTTCATGGCCTCGACCGTGATCTGCCCGGCCTTGGGCGAGATCAGCACCGCCGATTGCCGGGACTGGATGCGCAAGTCGCGGTCGTTTTCCAACGAAAACAGCGAGCGGGTGCGCATGTTCCGCGCCTGCCGGTCCTGCCCCCGCAGCAAGAAGGACACCCCCGATGAAACCTAACCCCGCCACCGATCCGGTGCATGTGGCGCAGCGCATCAAGGGCCTGTGCGAGTTGTTTGGTGGCCCCCTTGAGGCGGCACGGCTTTGCAACCTGCCGGTGACGTCGATCGAACAATACGCGGCGGGCAAGCACCTGCCCGGCACCATGGCCCTGGCGGCCCTGGGCAAGGGGCTGAGCGTCCCGGTGGACTGGATCTTGTTCGGGGAGCGTTCGCTCTCCGAACCCTCTGAAAACACGAAAGGAACCATCCGATGACCTCGGAGATGTGGAAGAACGCGGCAGGCCATCTGATCCCGGTGGATCAGGTTTCCGAAAGCGACAAGATGAAGGACGAGCTGGCCAAACAGCTCTGCGACGAGGCCGACTTCCTGAAGGCGCAGATCGAGGCCTTCAAAACCCGCGCCATGGGCGAAATGAATGCCGCCCGCACGCTGATCTTCGAGAAGTTCGGGGCGAAGATCGGCGGCGCAAAGGGCGGCTTTGCGATCAAGAGCTTTGACGGGGGCTGCGAAGCTGAAGTGTCGGTTGCCGAGCGGGTGAGCTTCGGCGTGGAGCTGCAAGCGGCCAAGGCGCTGATCGACGAATGTATCGAAGCCTGGGCGGACGCGGGTGACATTGATCCGCGCATCCGTGCGCTGGTGGAACATGCGTTTCAGGTAAACAAGGCAGGACGGATCGATACCCAGCGGGTGCTGGGCTTGCGCAAGATCCCGATGAAAGACCGCGACGGTGTGCCGGATGCAGGCTGGGCACGGGCCATGGAGGCTGTGACCGAGGCGCTGAACGTTGATGGCACTGCGACCTATCTGCGGTTCTACCGGCGCAACCCGGAGACCAACAAGCGCGAGCAGATCTCGCTCAACTTCTCGGATCTGTGAGGGCGACATGGCCAGCGAAGAAATCAAGGCAAGGATCGCCGCGCTGCTGCGCAAGGCGCGCGATGCCGGGGCATCGGAGGCGGAGGCTATGGCCGCCGCCGCCCGTGCCGCCCAGCTGATGAGCGACTATGGGCTGAGCGAGCTGGAAATCGAGATCGAGGAGGCCACCGCCCGGCTGAAAACCAAAGGCAAATCGCCGCGTGATCTGCTCTGGGGCACAGTGGCGCGCTGCACCAACACGGCGGCGATCATGGGTCTGGAATGGTCGCCGGTCATCACCTTTGTCGGTCGGGCTCCCGGCCCGCAGATTGCGGAATATCTGGTGGTCGTGCTGAACCGGGCTGTTGACCGCGAAGTGGAGCGTTACCGGACCAAGGCTGAATTCCAGCGGCGGCGCAGTGTCGCCACCCGGCGGCAGGCCTGCCATGATTTCACGGTCGGCCTCGTGGCCCGGCTGCGCGGGCGCCTGCTGGAGATGTTTTCCGCCAGCATGGATGCCGGGGCGATAGCGCAGGCCAAGGCCGTGCTGGATGCGCGTTTCCCTGGCGCCCAGAACGTCAGCCTCAATACGCGCAAGGTGCGGTTCGGCAATGCCGCCCAAAGCGGCTTTGCCGCCGCCGGGCGGATCACCCTGTCGCATGGTGTGGCCGGTGCTGCGCCGCGCGCCCAGATCGGGAGGGGATGATGGTTGCATATAGCTTCAAGCAGCGGTTCGCGGCCCAGATCGCAGATGGCTCCAAGGCACAGACCGTACGGGCACCTCGGCGCCGCCATGCGCGGCCGGGCGAGATGATCCAACTCTATGCCGGGATGCGGTCCTCCAATTGTGTCAGGATCGCACCCGATGCGCTTTGCACATCTGTCGAGCCGATCACCATTGTTTTCAACAGCGAAGGGATGATCGTCGGTATCTGGATTGATGGTGCCATGGTCGAGGACATGGATCGATTTGCGCTGGCCGATGGTTTCGAAAGCCTCGCCGCCATGTCCGAATTCTGGGCCACCTCTCATGGCCTCTCTAGAGAGTTCCGGGGTGTTCTGGTGCGCTGGGTGCCTGTTGGACGGGTGCAGCAATGACCAACGCCGCCTCCCTGAAGCGCATGATCCATCTGGGCTGCAAGCAGATCGGGCTGGATGACGACATGCGCCACGATCTGCAGTTGGTCGCCACCGGCAAGGCCAGCATGGCCGACATGTCCGAAGCCGAGCTGCAAAAGGTGGTTTCCGCGCTGCGTCAACGCGGCTTCAAACCCGGTTTCAAGGGGGCTTCGAAAGGCCGCCGCGCCCCGGCACCGCGCGCCGATCTGCGCTTTGTCCATGTGCTTTGGGCACAGCTGGGCAAGGCGGGTGCTTTGACGCGCCCGGATCGGGCCGGGCTGAATGCCTTCGTTCGGTCCCGCTTCGAGGGAAAATGGCAATCGGTGCCGATCGACATCGATGCCCTGCGGGATGCGGGCCAGATCAACGATGTGGTGCGCGCCCTGAAGGACATGTGCAAGCGCGCGAAGGTGACCTTGAAATGACGCTCGCCGCCCGCGCGCCGATTGATGCCTGGATCGACGAGTTGGAGCGCGATCTTGGCCGTGCAGCCGTGCTGCGGCTGCTGGCCAATGCCGGTGGCCAGCGCCGCGATATCCCCAAGCGTCCTGTGGGGTCGCGGCTGGCCGCCGAGCTGGGTTTTGAGGTGGCCGAGTGGTTGTCAGCCCGCTTTGGCGGCACCGCCCTTGATATGCCCAGCCCGCGCGGCCGAGAAACACAAGAGCGGGCCAGCCTGTTGCGCGCGGCCATCCTTGAAGCTGGATTGACCGCCCCCACGCGGTCGGCCAATGATATCGCCGTCCAGTTTGGTGTGACTGCTGCCTGGGTGCATAAGCTGCGCAGCAAGATGCAGTCCGAAAGCGGTCACCTCGCGGCACAGCCCCTGCTGCCGATGTTTGACGATCTGCCACCCCGGCATTGATCCCGCAGACTGCATCCCCGGCCCTAATATATATAGTGTGTGGCACTCCCGATCCTGATCGGGATCGCATCCAGCGCCCGAAGTTGACAGGGCGCGCAGATGTCGAAAGCGAATATCACCCTCATTCAGACCGGCCTCGCCGGGCTGGGCTATGCGCCCGGCCCGGCGGATGGCATTTTTGGGCCGAAGACCAAGGCTGCGGGCATCGCATGGCTGGCGGCAGACGGTTGCCCTGTCGGGGCGGTCATCCCCCCCGAAACCACCTCGGTCATCTATCAGGGCAGCGCGCGCTATCCGGTCGCGGAAATCGCCGTGCATTGCTCGGCCACCCGGCCTGACTGGATGCACAATGCCGGTCTCGCCGCCCAGATGGCAGAGATCCGGCGCTGGCATGTGCAGGACAACGGCTGGCGGGACATTGGCTACCACTGGGGCATCGGCCGCGACGGTGACATCCTGGCGGGCCGGGCAGAGACCGTCATCGGTGCCGGGATCGAGGACCATAATCAGGGCGTGATCCATATCGTGCTGATGGGCGGTCATGGCTCGTCAGAGCGTGACATTTTCGAGCGGCATTACACTCAGCGGCAGGATACCGCCCTGCGGCAGCTGATCCAGGGCATTAGCATGCGCACCCGGATCACCCGGATCTCTGGCCACAACGAATACGCACCGAAAGCCTGCCCGGGCTTTCAGGTCGGCGCCTGGCTGAAGGAGGCGGCGTGATGTCGGATTTTCTGAAGGCTCTCTATATCGAGGTGCTGCCGCTGCTGCTGCAGCTGATCGCGGTGGTGGTCGGGCTGGTGCTGGCCCGGGTGGCGGCTGTCGCCAAGGACCGCTGGGGGATCGAGATTGAAGCCCGGC